GAGCCTTTCTTTAATTTGCTTGGTTTAGTAGTAACAGCAGTTTTTAGTTTACTGCCAGGATTCTCACGACGATAAGCCTTTACGGCTTTTGAACTCATACCGTCTGTCTTATCTTTCCTATTAGCTTTTTGCCAATCTTCGCTTTGAGCAACTGCTTCCATAAGTTCGCGGATTTTCATGGTTATATCCCTCTTTAGGATATTTATCTAAATTAGACTTCCTGGACTGTGAAGTATTGTCCACGGTATCTACCTCTATAGGGGATATTAGTATCACCCCTAACTAAGAAGATTTCAACTTTAGTTCCGTCTGGGCGGACTGTTAAGCGTAGTTTGTCTTTTTGGAGGACTTCGGCAAGCATTTTCTTGCCAGTTTCTGGGTGGATTAGTTCACACTTCTTTGTCATGGCTTACTCCAAGTATGCTGTAATATAGCAACAAATTAGAGTGAAGTCAATAGTTTATGAGTATTCTGTTTATAGTTCCAGCAGTATAATCAACAACTGCTCGTACCCAAACAAAGTTTCCTGTGAAATTAGCGATATACACTTCTGTTGCGGCTGTACCTGTATATTCAGAGCCACTAACATCAAACCAATCTTCCTCTTGTGGATCAGTAGCAAGAGTGGCTTGAATTTTAATATCACCAGTGAATGTAGTGATTTGGTAACTTACGGTATGAAGCCCGCTGCCCATACCGTAAAATCCCGCTCCCTTAAACTTCTCACCTGTTATATTTTCAGGATCGAGATTAGCAGCATGTGAAGTAGATGGTATTAAAATTGTACTGTTTGCGGGCATGATTTATATTCCTATAGGAATATTTATCTTACTTTGGCTTCTTTAATGAGACCTTAACTCTATATGCTTGAGCGTAGCGTGAAAGTTCCATACCTTCAATGTCTTGTAGATCTTCAAATCCAGTAGATCTAATTTTTCTATCTTCATAGAGAGCAGTGAATCCTGCTTCGTTTACTGAAGTAATGATACCTTTCTTAGTAGCAGTCATTGGAGCACCTCCAAAGCCGCGTACTGGTACCTTAGCACTTATTGTAATTCCTTCACGAAGTAGTTTGCGGTCTACGAGTATTTTAGCAAGATCGATAAAATTAGACATTTGTGATTTCCTCTTGGTTGACTTCGTCGTAAGTAACAATTTTAACAACCTCTTTAATAATTGGCTGTAATATCATTTGAGCCATTAATAGGAATTTACTGTCCTTAACATAGAAATAGTTTCCCCAGAAATGTCTGTACTCTCGTCTAAAGCTATTGAGCAAGTCTTCAGAGATATGGAACTCGTCTATGTTTCTCTTAACAAGATTAACAAAGTTTTTCTTGCCATCTGGACTGAGTTTTGATATAGAGCCCTGTAAAGCAATTTTATAACGACAACCGTGTGTGAGTTGTTTCTTAACTTCTACACGACGATTAGTCTCCATAAACATAAGTGCTTCCTCACTTACTGGTTCCCAAAATTCTGCAACAACAGAATTCTTTTTGGAAATTTTCGTTAGATCATCAAGGATAGCACGATCTTTGAAGAATAGACTAAGTCCTCTACCTTCAGTTCTTCTACGCATCTGACTTTTATCATACTTGCCGAGGAGTTGAATTAAACCAATTACTTCATTTGGATATTCTCGTGCTGCTCTGTTTGCTGCTCCCCAATCTGTAAGATCTCCCTTTTTAATTTTAGGAATATCTTTTACATTGAAGTAATTAGCAGCATAACCCCATTCATTATGTATAACCGCCTTATACGGAAAAGAGCGGTAAAAGAGTCTGTCCGTTGTTCTGATTCTCATGTGTACCTCTATAGTTTAGTTTAACATCTTTTCCTTCACAGTCAACCTCAACTATGCCACCAGACTTAAGAGATCCAAATAACATCTCACGACTCATTGGCTTCTTAATTTCTTGGTCAATGATTCGTGCTAACGGACGAGCGCCCATCTTTGGATTAAAGCCCTTCTTAATAAGCAGAGCCATTCCACTTTCACTAACTTCAACCTTAACATTCTTTTCACTAACAAGAGCATTAAGATCCCTAATGAACTTCTTAACAATATATTCCATACTCTCTTTGCCTAATTTATTGAACTTGATAACCCCGTCCAATCTATTACGAAACTCTGGGGCGAAGAAACTAGTCATCGCTTCTTCGCCGTCGTTGTATCGGTCTTCAGTTGAGAAGCCAATAGTCTGACGTTCGGCATCCTTAGCACCAAGATTGGAAGTCATAATTAAAATAACATTACGACAATCAGCAACCTTACCATTTGATCCAGTGACTTGTCCATTGTCCATTAACTGGAGTAGAATGTTACTAACATCTGGATGAGCTTTTTCAATTTCGTCAAGAAGTAGAACACAATGTGGATGTTCCTGAATCTTAGTGATTAACATACCTGCGTTCTCTTCGTATCCAACGTAGCCAGGAGGTGATCCAATCAATTTAGCAACAGAATGCTTTTCCTGATACTCACTCATATCAAAGCGGATCAAGTTTACAGCAAGATTATCTGCTAATTGCTTTGCTGTTTCAGTCTTACCACAACCAGTTGGACCAACAAACAAGAAACTACCAATTGGCTTAGTAGGATCTTTAAGTCCAGCACGAGCAATAAAGATCTTGTCAAGCACATCGTCAATTGCTTTGTCTTGTCCAAATACTTTATGCTTCATATTAGATTCTAAATTACTAAGTCCTTCGCTTTCTGTTTCAGCAACAGCCTCGACAGGAAGTTTAACCATCTTGCTTAACTCAAATTCAATACTCTTCTTTGTAACAATTCGTTCTTTAGAAGCATCGAGTTTAAATCTGGAACAAGCAAGGTCGATAAGATCAATGGCCTTATCTGGTAATTTCTTATCTGTGAGATACTTAACGGAAAGTTTAACAGCATCTTCGATTGCTTGATCTGTAATCTCTGCCTTGTGGAATTTTTCGTAATACTTCTTAATACCTTTAAGGATATCTATAGCAACTTCTGCTGTTGGCTCGTCAACAGTAACTCTTTGGAATCGACGCATCAGCGCACGATCCTTTTCAAAGTGCTTACGATATTCTTCCCAAGTAGTAGAAGCAATAACTTTAATAGCACCTTACTAAGAGCAGGCTTTAACATATTAGCCATGTCGTTTGGATTGTTTGAACTAGAACCGGCACCGCTCATCATGTGTGCCTCATCGATAAAGATAATTGCCTTACCCTTACGTTCAATAGCCTTAAGGACTGCTTTAAGTCTTTCTTCAAACTCACCTCGATACTTTGATCCAGCAAGCATAGCACCGATATCTAAATTGTAGATTGTATTATCTTTAATAAATTCTGGAACTTCACCATTAACGATTTCAAAAGCAAGTCCTTCTGCGATAGCAGTCTTACCAACACCTGGGTCACCAACAAGTATTACGTTTGCTTTATTACGACGTCCAAGAGCAAGAATAATACTTTCAATCTCAGTTTCACGACCGATAACAGGATCTATTTTATTCTTCTGAACCTGTTGATTCATATTTGCCGTATATTGTGCTAGAAGTTTATCAATACCCCCTGAAGGTATAGCTTCTTCGTCAACATGTATAGTTTCTTCATCTACGTATTCTATAAATTTGTCTTTAGTAAATCCTGCTTTGTTAAGATAATATACTGAATAACTTTTCTTTTCAGCAAGAATACTTAAAAAGAGATCGTTTAGTTCTATCTTTTGTCTTCCGTTAAAAAGAACTTGAGTAAAAGCTCTATTAAGGCATCTTTCAACAGTTTGAGTTTTAGCTGGCTTTACTTTTCTTCCATCTATTACAATATCATTCATATTTAATTTAATGAAATGCTCGAGGTTAACACGAACATAGTCTAGATCGCCTTGATAACTATTCAAAAAGTTAACAAATTTTTCATCAGTAACAATAGCAAGAACTAAATGTTCTAGAGTAAGATATTCGTGTTGATGTTCTATTGCAATAGCAACGGCTTTATCATAAATGACTTGTAGTTCTTCACTAGGTTCTAAAATCATCTCTTACCCTTTCGCATCTTTTTAATAGCCATTTCTAATTTAACTTTACCTACTCTATCAGTGTAACATACACCGTAAAGATGATCAAACTCATGTTGAAAGCATTTTGCCATATAGCCTTCAACCTTAATTTCATTCCACTTCTGATCAACATCTTGATATGCAGCAATAATCCATTTAGGTCTTTCAACATTAAGCCATAACCCAGGAAAGCTCAAACAACCCTCTTTATCAAGGATTTTTTCTTCACTAACTTTAAGAATCATAGGATTAATAAAAATTGTAGGCTCAATAAAGCCCTCAATAAATTTAGAACCCATAACAAATATTTGATATGGGATGTTTACTTGATTAGCAGCTAATCCGATACCATGATTCTTTAACATAGTATCGATCATTAGTTGTTCTAATTCTTTAGGATCGGTATCAAATTCAAATTTTGCTACAGGCATGTGTAGCAATGGGTAAGGTTCTTTAAAAATTTCTAACATAACTTAATTATATTATACACATTGAGCAGAAGCAACATTTATGTTTATTTTCCTCTAATTTGACTTGCCATTTGTTTAACTAACGAAACTAAATTAGGATCTGTTATTGCAGGAGTATCTACAATAATTTGAATTAATAAATCTCCTCTAACATTATTAAATTTAATACTAGGAAATCCTAATCCTTTACATGCATATTTTTGACCATTTTGTGTTCCGGGTCTTATAGTTATTTCTACATCATTATCGTCTATATTTTTGATTGTTTTTTTACATCCAAGCATTGCGTCAAAAATATCTATATTAACTTTAGAAATTAAGCTCATATCATCTCTATAAAAATCCTTGTCACGATCAATTTCTATATTGATTATAAGATCGCCTCGAGGAAGGTCTATTATAGAATCGTCACCCATTCCCCCCATTTTCATCTGTTGTCCAGCAGCAATTCCTGCAGGAATAGTTATCTCTGCGGTTTGTTGTTTTCCGCTAGGCAAAGGATAATTAATAGTCATAGTTTTACCTAAGTAACTATCTTTTAGACTTATTTTTACTTTTATTTGTAAGTCACTGTTTTTTGGTCTTGCAGCTCTGCTATTTTGAAAACCAAATCCAAACTGATGAAAAATGTCTTCAAAAGGATGTCCAAAAGGATCTCCACCTTGGAAAGGATGTCCGCTACGGAATTCATTAAAGCCTCCGCCAAACGGATTGCCACGTTGTCCACCACCGTGATCATAAAATGCTTTCTTATCAGGATCGCTTAGTGTTTCGTACGCTTCTGTAATAGTTTGAAACTTCTTTTGATCACCACCGCGATCTGGGTGATGTTTCATCGCTAGTTTGCGATATGCTGATTTGATTTCTTCTGGTGACGCAGATTTACCTACGCCTAGTGTATCGTAATGACTCATGATAATACTTATTTCCTAAAACTGTGGAGATATTTATTTTAGGAGGTCGAAGACCATTACTGTATTTTCGTTCTCAAAAACAAAGTGATCTCCATATTTGGTAATATTATAATTACCGAAATACTTTGTCAACCACATTGTTTCACTCATCGAACCTTCGTCGACACGAATTTTTCCTGCAAGATTATTTAGAATATCTGTTCTTGTACCATATTCTAACATACGCATCTTAATAGGATTAGCAAAAGGACGCTTAAATGTAATTATATTTTCTTCTGCTGTAAGATAATCAAATCTGCTTCTACGAAAGAAGTGACGCATTTCGCTTTCAAAAATTTCTTCCATTTGTGCTTGATAATCTTCTGATGAACTTGGAATGTTTCCTATTTCATGTAAAGGTTTACTATGATAATCTTTATAATATCTAAATTTCCAATCTTCACAACCGGTAAGTTCACTAAGACCGTACATCATTTCGCTAATTTGACGACCTATCTTACGACTACGTTCAATCTCAACAAATACTTTATAACGACCGTTCTCGTCTTCACCTTGACTCATGTCTGCGTCTAAAACAAAATCGTATCCCTTTTCAACAAAATCAACAAAATCTAAAGATGCTTGATGACCAGTAACTTCAAATGCAAGAACTACAATATCTGAATCTTCTCCCATTTTACTTTTATAGGAGTCAACTTCAAATACATTCTTAACGAGATCTTTTAAATCTTCTATTTTAAGACCTTCACATAGGTGATGTTGCATTCATATCTCCAGCAGTAGGTTGTTCGTTCTGTGGCAACTCGACAGATTCTTCGCCCATGTTTTGTTCAGTATCAATGTCAGCATAAAGACTTTCTAAATCTACAGAATTTTCTTGTTTTCCCCTTATAGATCCTTTGAATATTTCTAACATTAAAGTCTTTGGCATTTTAATTGTAACAACCCAAATTGGATGTTCATCTATGATACCTTTTTTGCTTTGTGGACGAAAATCACTAGGTTCGTCAATCTTACGTGGTTTTTTAAAAATGCTTTCCTCATAAGAAACCTTACAATTATAATCAAGTAGTCTCTTACCACCCATAGGATCAGGCATGTCTTTTTTAGGCCACATAAAGGAGCACTCTACCCAATGGCGACTGACTTTAGGTCCTTCTACAAGTTCGCCGTCCTCCCAGTTCTTAAAAACATAGAGATTTAGTTCATCAATAACTCTCTCAAAATCCTTTAGGACCCTGAGGCTTGTATTGCTGTCGTAGATAGTAGAAATGTTCTTTATAACGTCTTTTTCGTCGGTCATTTTATGTGCCCTGTTCGTATTAGTTATTTATCGCTTCAAAACTTAATATATCCTGTTATGATTTTGTCGCAGGTCTTAAATACTTGTGTAGGACGCATGTCCTAATACATGGATATGCTATCCTGCAATACAAATTGTAAGGAGTTTTGCGTTTGTCCAGACAAAGAGCACAAAGAAAAGCACAACAGAACCACAATCATAGAAATAACAATGTAATTGATTTACAAGAATACATCCCAGAAAAGAAAAAATCAGTACGAATAGTACCCCGCAATAGAGCGCAAGAACAATACTTTCTAAAATTACAAAATCCAGATAATAGCGTATTATTTGCTGTAGGACCTGCAGGAACAGGTAAAACTCTACTAGCAACACAAACTGCTATTAAATTACTTAAAGAGAAAGAAATTGATAAAATCATTGTAACTCGTCCAGCTGTATCAGTTGATGAACAGCATGGATTTTTACCAGGTGATCTTAACAAGAAGATGGAACCATGGACACGCCCAATATTTGATGTGTTTGCGGAATACTATTATGCAAAGGAAATTCAAAATATGCTTATAGAAGGCGTAGTTGAAGTTTCACCTTTAGCTTATATGAGAGGGAGAACATTTAAGAATGCTTTTATAATTGCTGACGAAATGCAGAATGCTACACCTAACCAGATGAAAATGCTGCTAACACGTATCGGTGACAATAGCAGAATGGTAGTAACTGGCGACTTGAAGCAAGCTGACCGCATTGAGGATAACGGTTTGATCGAATTTATCAGACTTCTCAAGAGCAAAGAGAACCTAAAGTATGTTGACATAGTCAATTTCGGACAAAAGGATATTGAGAGACATCCAGCGGTTAAGGAGATACTGGACATATACGGAGACTTTTGAGGGTAAGGGCGAAAGCCCTTACTTCTCAACTAGGTTAGCAATACGGATCATAGTTGCTGCAAGATTTATTTCAGCATCAGCAATAGATGCGTGATCAACAAGACCTTGTTTAATTATAAGGATAGCTTTATCCTGAATACCTTCATCTGCACTAATTAAATCAAGATTATCATACAACCATCGATAAATTTCTTCCATCTCTTCTGGTCTTGCACTTTTACAAACTAATTTTCTTGCATCTTGAATTTTACCTGCCTTAAACAACTGAACCATATCCAGTCGCCAATCTGCTTCACTCTTATCTCCGCTGTCGGGAGGAACAAGTTTACCAGCAATAGACTTTTGTTGTACAAGGTTGATACATTTTCTTAAGTCTGGATATGTTGCTTTAACGTAAGTATCGAGGGTATCTAAATCTAAATCAATTTCTTCGTTGACTAAGATAGTAGCAACACGAGCAGTAAACTCATCCTTGTCTACAGTTTCAATGTGGAAGCCTTGACAACGTGAATGAAGTGCTGGAAGGATCTTATGAGGATAGTTACAAGTTAGGATGAACCTAACAGTGGAAGCATATTCTTCCATAAGGTTACGAAGTGCGGGCTGAACACTGTCTTTGTTTAAGTAATCAGCTTCGTCAATAATAACAACCTTAAAGGGACCAAATGGAATAGTTTGACAAAATGCAATTAGCTTGTCAACCCATTCAATTCTACGACCTTCTTTAGATCCGTTAGCAAACATAATGTCAAACTCGTTTACATCAAGTTCATTACAAAGAATCTTAGCAAGTGTAGTCTTACCGATACCTGCTGATCCTGAGAACAGCAAGTGCGGAATACTTCCTTCCTTAATCCAAGATCCTATCTGTGCCTTTTGATTCTCATCGCGAAACACATACCCACCTAGATCCTTAGGTCTATACTTTTCTGTCCAAAGTTGCTTCAACGAATTGTCTCCATGTTAGAAATAATATAACAGATATTAGTGTTCACGTAAAGACTTTGGTGCTTCAAACCTTGGCCCAAACTTTTTTTCCAAATCATTAGCAACTTGGATAAACTTATCTTTGCCAACATAATCAACAAATGATATTGTTCCGCCAGTAAAGGGAGGAAATCCAAATCCAAAAATTGATCCAACATCTGCTTCACGCTGATCTGTTACAATACCTTCCTTCATTGTCCTAAGTGCTTCAAGTGATTGTGTAAATAGAAATCTATTTTTAAGTTCTTCTACATCCACAAGATCCGAAACAAGAATACCATACCTGTTATTCAATCCCGACCATAATGTCTTTTTACCATCTTCATGATAGTCATAGAATCCTTTACCATTCTTACGACCATAACGCCCATGTTCCTCTACCATATAATGTAGAAGATTTTCTTGTACAGGATTTACAGCATCTGGACCTAGATCCTTCTTAGTTGCTTGTAGTATCTTCCAACCTAAGTCTAATCCAACTTCGTCATTAAGTGCTAGAGGTCCAACAGGCATACCTGCCATCTTAGCAACATTCTCAATCATAGCAGGCGGAACACCTTCTGCTAACATAAGATGTCCTTCTAACACATAATTTAGAACACAACGATTAGCATAGAAACCACGTGAATCATTTACAACAATTGGTGTCTTCTTAATAATACGAACAAAGTCAAGAGCAGTTGCTAGGGCTAATTCATCTGTTTCCTTGCCCTTAATAACTTCAACAAGCATCATCTTATCTACTGGAGAGAAGAAATGAATACCAATGAACTTACCTGGATCAGTTACATTCTCGGCAAGTGATGTAATTGGAAGTGTAGAAGTATTAGAAGCAACAATAGTATCAAGTCCGACTACTTCTTGTACCTTTTTAAGAACTTCTTCCTTAACAGCTCTATCCTCAAAGACCGCTTCAATAACAAGATCAACATCTCTTAAAGAATTGTAATGCATTGATTCTTCAATGCGATTAAGCAATGTATCTTTCTCTTCAGCAGTCATTTTGCCTCTAAATACTTGCTTAGATACTAACTTGTTGATAGTTTCCTTACCAGCCTGTACCTTTTCTAAGGTAGTATCAAGTAGAACAACATCAAGACCGTTTTGTGCAGAAACATAAGCAATACCTGCACCCATAAGTCCAGCACCGATAACACCAATCTTCTTAATGTTTGTTTCAGGGAAGTTAGCAGGACGACGAGCACCCTTATCTAATTCGTTCTTTGAAAGGAATAGGGTTTTAATCATTGCCTCTGCTTCTTTAGATCGAAGTATATTAGCAAACAATCTAGACTCAATCTTTAATGCTAGGTTAAATGGAACCTGTAGTCCTTCGTAAACACCTGTAAGAATTGCTCTTGCCCCAGGATAGTTATTATAAGTTTCTTTTCTATAAAGAGCATTAGCAGCAGGCCACACCATCATACCTTTTGGTGAAAATACTTTGCCCGAAGGATTCTTAAAATCTTTCTTGTCCCAAGGAGCAATCGGATCGCCAGAATTTTCAATCCACTGCTTTGCTCTTACAACAGGATCAATATCTGTACAAATCTCATGAACAAGGTTCATCTTAAGGGCTTTAGTAGCATCAACTGGATTGCCTTTTAACAAGAATTGTAATGCTTGATCAGTTTCCATTAACCTTGATACTCTAGTTGTACCACCAGCACCTGGAAACAGCCCAACCTTAACTTCTGGCAAGCCAACTTTAGTTCTCTTATCAGCAACCATGATACGATAATGACATGCTAGAGCAAGTTCAAATGATCCACCAAGACAAATACCATGTATTGCTGCAACAAATGGTTTACCACAAGTCTCTATTCTTCTATAAATTCTTGAGAGTCTACTTGAATCGTCGAAGAACCAAATATTTGCTGCTTCTTCTCCTTGTTCAGCAACGGCTTTGTCATACTGCCTTTTGCTTTCTTCTAACAAAGATAAGTCTGCTCCTCCCGAGAAATCTTTCTTTTTTGAAGCAATGACACATCCTTTAACAGTTTCGTCCTCTACAACATGGTAGATTAACTTATCTAGTTCGTCCATAACACTTTTATCAATAACATTCATAGAACGATCTGGCATATTCCAGTAAGCAATTAGAATATTCTTGTCGTATTCAATTTCAAAGTTTTTAAATGTCATTGTTACACCCGTTCAATAATTGTAGCAGTTCCCATACCGGCACCAATACACAATGTAACTAGTGCAGTTTGTTTATTTGTTCTTTCAAGTTCGTCAACAGCATGACTAATAAGCATAGCACCTGTAGCACCAAGTGGATGTCCCATAGCAATAGCCCCGCCATTTGGATTTACCTTAGCAGGATCTAAGTTAAATGCTTGTATGTATCTTAGAACAACTGAAGCAAATGCTTCGTTAACTTCAAACAAGTCGATATCTTCAATGGCTATTCCTGTTTGTTTTAATAATTTTTTAGTAACATCAACCGGACCAGTTAACATAATAGCAGGTTCTGATCCGATATTAGTAAAACCTAATATTCTTGCTCTAGGAGTAATTCCTAAACTCTTGCCTGCTTCTCTAGAACCAAGTAATACAGCAGCACTACCGTCAACAATACCCGAACTATTACCAGCATGATGAACATAATTTAGTTTTTCAATCTCTGGATATCTTTGAATTGCTACTGCTTCAAAGCCAGCCATTTCTCCATACATCTTAAATGACGGATTTAATCTTCCCATACCCTCAACTGTAGCATCTGGTCGCATATGTTCATCGCGATCAAGTATTGTTATGCCATTTAGATCTTTAACAGGAACAATGGACTTATTAAATCTACCTTCACTCCATGCTAATGCGGCACGACGCTGTGATTCAACAGCATAAGCGTCAACATCGTTACGACTGAATCCATACTTTGTTGCTATTAAATCTCCTGAAACACCTTGTGGCATAAAATAAGATGGTATAGCAATCATAGGATCAACTGGCCAAGCCCCGCCACTAGCACCTAGACCAACACGCGACATTGATTCAACACCTCCGCCGATAGTTAGTTTATCTTGTCCTGACATAACTTTAGCGGCAGCAAAGTTAACAGCATCAAGACCTGACGCACAGAATCTATTAATCTGAACCCCAGGTACATCATTACCGAATCCAGAAGCAATAGTACCTGCTCTTGCTATATCGCCTCCTGCTTCTCCAACAGGATCAACACAACCAATAACACAATCTTCTACTTCAAAACCCTTAAGGTTATTTCTATCCTTAATACTTTCAAGAGAAGTAATTAATAATTTTAATGTTGACACCTCGTGGAGTGACCCATCGGGCTTACCACGTCCACGAGGTGTTCTTACACAATCATAAATGTAACAATCGGTCACCGTAACATCTCCAAAGAAATAATTTTAGTTAGGCTTTCGCTAAAGTTTTGATCTGCTGAAATGATATACATTTTATTATCGTTACGATCTTTATGAGGATCCCACTTACGGAATTCAACAATGTGTCCGCCAGTAGCACCCCATATTTTAATGTTCATTCCATCAACAGAAATTCTATCATCTAATTCTTTTGTAGGTGTTACATATGGTCTATCGTCGTACCATACCTCACGACATTTTCTAGCAAACCAATTATTGAACCATTTCATTTACGATTCTCCTGCCCTATTCCCATCAAGATTAATATAACATAAAGACCAGGCCAAGCCCAACCGTTTAGATGTCCTAAGATATGTAGAGTCATAAGAGTCACACCAGTAACTCCTAATGTACTAAGCCCTGAAGGGGCTGTAGGTAGTTTCATTTAGAGATCGCCTTCCTTACGGTTCTCACTGTAGAAAGCATCAAAGTGTCCGCCTGGATACCTTGCTTCAAGTTTGCGAACATTCTCAGCGATAACTTCGTTAGGGTCGAGACGCAATGCATTACAAGCATTGATCCAATACCACATAACATCGCCTAGTTCACGCTTCATGTGGAATAGTGTTTCTTCTGTAAGTGGCTTACCTTGGAAGAACATCTTCTTAGGAATCTCACAGAACTCGCCGCACTCTGCTGCCATACCAATAGCCGCAGTTAGTACTAAGGGAACATTGATATCAGGACCATGAACACCGTCTCCGATATAATTTGCATCAACTTCGTCTAGTCGATTCATAAAGGTAGTAAGATCCTTACTTTCTTTACTTGTTACAGCTTCAACAAATTCTTTATATTTGTTCAAATCAATGTTGCTCATTTTTTATCTGCCTTATGTAAGTTAATATTTTTTCACGATCAGGTTTTATACCAGTAACAAAATCTGACATATCTTCTATAAAAATTATGTCATTAAGCTCGATTTTATTATTATAATGTATCTTTACACTTTCTTTAATACCCTCAATGTGTTTCATAATTTGATCGTTATTTGTTACAGCATACAGTCTATTATAAATTTCATCAACTAAAATGATAGCATCTTTATAATGAAATCCTGTTACATGTTGGAGGAAAATTCCCTGTATATCGTATATGTTTATTTCTGTATCGAGTATTCTATATAACTTTTTTTTACCTGCAAAATCGTATCCGTTTCCCATATCTCTAAGAGAATCTTCTGTATTAATAGTAGTTCCATATGTTGGTATTGTTACATGGAGACTATTATCTATTATAGATATTTCATGAAATCCTTTAATAGGATATCCTAAAAAGTTAGGACTAAAATTTTCAACATTTTTATCTACATAAGGTAAGAACAAAGGACCAGAAGTCTCACTGCATCCAAATATACTGATCACCTTTTTTATTTTTCCTTTTTTAACAAGATCATACCATTTTGGATTTATGAAAGTTAGAATATAAATTACTAGATCAGGACAACCTATTTCTGATCGATCAAAAGCATTTATCATATAATCGATACTAAAATCAAAAGGACATTGCATTTTAGTAATCCCTGCTTTTTGACAGAAAGAAACAAATCTATCCCAATTTTCTTCATCAAATAAAGTTAGACTAAAATCAGGAATACTAAAATAATGCCATTTACATATACGTAAAGAAGGTAAAAAATAAATTCCTAAAGCAGATCCGTGATTAAAAGAAACTAAATGTAAAACTTTGTCTTCTTCTACGAACTCTAAAGGTTGCCAATTAAATGAACACAAGTCATAAAAGAATTCATGAGTATGTTTTACAATCTTTGGTTGTCCGGTACTGCCACTACTTGTGCAGAGTAAACATATATCTTTAGATTCTGGATATACTTTTTTAATTTTTTTGTTTGGCTTCTTAATAGGTTGAAAGGAATTTCCAATCCATATTAAATCTATTACATGGCGTGAATTATGTGTGTAATAATCTTTTAATTCTGGGAACCATCTTATAGCTAATCTATCTAATATTAATATATCAAGTGGATAGAAGACATTGAATTTAGAACTATTCATCTCCTTTTCATTTACTGGTTTTAAAAGAATTGTTAATTTAAGTCCTAATTCAAATGCAGCAAATATTGCAGCAACATAAGATATATCAACAGTAGCAACAGCAAAGCCAATTTTATCTCCCGGCTTTGCATTATGCTCTAATAAAATATTTTTCCAATAATCGATAATAGAGAAGAAATATTTTCTAGTAAAACCTTTATTTTTTACATAGAAATGTGCTTCTTCGTGTATCCAATTTCTAGAAATTACTTTCATAATTACTCAGATGCAGTATAAGCGTCAGATGGTTTTTCATTACTCAACATCATTATAGCAGATGGTTCTACTCTTCTAACAGTGGTTAATGACCCATCTTCATTTTCTAGATCAACTCCTCTAGTCCATCTGCCATGTTCTACGAGAACCCAATCTCCTATCTTTATATCTTCTTGTTTTGGACCAACAGCATAAACTTTACCCCATCTAGGTTTAATACCATGTTGTTTCCCGTCATCATTAACAATAATGATTCCGCTTTTTGTCTTCTGTTCTCCAAATTCCATATCCTGAACAATAATATGATCAAGAATCGGTTTGATCTTCCTTATGGTCATCTTTTACCTCTTTCTTAATTGCAGTCTTTTTAGTTTCTGATAATTTAGATTCAGTAGGTAAAGTTTTAGGTTGAGCAGAAGCTGGACGAATATATTGTTCATCACGAACTGCACTAGGATTATTTTCATAATACTCAGCCATGATTTCTTCTCTTTTACGAACAATTTTTCCACCAGGACCTAATTCGTCACCTCGAGCATTTACTCTGATGTTTCCGATAGCTGGTGCTAATTCGTTTTTTTGAGAAAGAAGTTCCATATCTACTATTTTACCCTGCATTGATCTATAAAGTCTTCTATTAGCCATTTTTTTTCTCCTATCTAAGAAATTCTTCTATATCTAAGTCATATTTAATCGAATTGATCTTATGAATACCTAGAAGATAGAGACAAAAACTAGCAACACTAGATCCTCTACCTACTCCCCATAATATATTATTTTGACGCATGATATCAACCAAATATTTCAAAAATTTTAACAAAGCAATCATATTGTGTTTTTTAAATAAACTGAGTTCTTGAGCAACTCTTTTTATTTCTATATCAGATGAGCACAATGAATATAAATGTTCTTCTATATTGTAATTTTTATACTTTTCCGGAATATACCAGTTACTTTGATAAAGCTCATCTAATTCTTTCGTTGTTCTTATGTCACCGAAATAAGGATGTGGAACAGGCCAGTCATCTAAATTATTTTCTGTAACAAATTCGATATAAGAAAGATAATCAATGTCTGTATTATAGTCGACTTGAGATTTTAATATCAGTTCGAGATTACCTTTGTAAATTTCTTTTATTAAATCTTTACTAGTAAAAACAGGTTCAGAATTATGATTTAGTATCATTAGTATCTTTACCACCATTTATTATTTTAAATTTATTTTTAGGATTAGAAATATTTTCTGCCTCTTCTAAATCTTCTTGAAAGTGCTCTTCCCAAGTAAACTCACCTTTGTAGATATCATCACCTTCTAGAATTTCATCATAAGTTGCTGGATCTGGTCTCATCCACCAAGGCTGATTTTTAATTTCTTTATTTTCCCACCAATCGTCTTTGTTTGGTAATAGAGTGTGTATTTCTGGACCAGCTTCATTAATTGTGTAGGTTATTCTTTTACCTAAAGAACTTGATATTTTTAAGTAAATAATATCTAAATCCTCTCCTACCATTGCTGTTAACTTACAAAATAATGCAGAACCTAAAGATTGATCATTAAGCATATCGTACAATTCGACATAATTATTATTATATTTTACTGTCTTTTTTTGAAAGTCTTCATGAGTAATTATAATAGAATTGGGAAATATTGCATTAAAGAATAAATCAATTTTTTCAAAAGCTATATCATGTAAAAGAGGATTTGCTGTAGATGTATCAAATCCAATTTCAAAACGATAATTGTTAACAAGTAACATATTATCTACATAAACTAAAATATTCGATTCTACAGGATAAGAGTGAGGTATGATATCTAATGTCATACTTTTATTTTAAGATAGAAAATGAACAAAGTCAACTAATCAATTCTAATTAAGTCTTCAAAAGACTGATCTTCATCTTTTGGTTTACGTTGTTTTTCTATTAATCTTCTTTGTTGTTCCCATTTATATCCGTCTATCATTAGAGAAATTTGACTTGCTGCTCCCGGGACATATCTTATTGCTTGGAAATATTTTTTAGTCAGCTCGATTACTTTTGTTTCTAACTCTTGATCACTCAAACCAGTTATGTCGGGCTGTAATGGATGCATTATTGATATTGTCCTATGTAATCAATATATACAGTATTTCCACTATCGTATGTCCAAAACTCTACTAAAATTGGGTCAGCAACATGAGATGATTCTGTTTTTTGAATTGAATTTGAAGGAATAATAAATCCAGGTTGTCCACTTGTAGTTCCTGGAGGATTAGTACTGAGAATAATATCTTCAGGACAATCTCTTCCTTTTTTAATTGCAACAGCCCCATTTACAACAAAATTTACAGTAACATCACTTGGGTTACTAGTTCCTTTGAATAGAAGCATTCTGATCTTTACATATTTTTCACCAAAATCGGTGAAGCCATCTATAGTAAATTGAAAACTTGTAGTAGTAGATCCTACCGGATTAACTGTGAATAATTGAAATGGACCGTTTACTATTTCTACTAATGTAGGAGATGATTGAACTGATCCACCAATAAAAAGTTCTTCTGTATAAGAAGTTAAATTAACATTTGTGATTGTATTGTTATTAAAGTTATTTGAATCATCTAATCTGGCAGTATTAAGCTGAAGATCTTCAATTTCACTCTTTGCAGCTTCAAAATTATTTTTTACAACTGCGAAATTATCTCGAAATCCTTGACTATCGTTATCTCTTCCTGCTACAGGAAATGTTTCATCAATACTATTAAAATTTATATTACTAGCCATTTATAATCTCTCTTGCTGCAAATGCGATGTATTTATCGCCAACTTCACCCTTGACCGAGTCAATTATGACTCTATCTACAGTGAAATCTATTTTCTTAAAATCTATACCAAGATTCTTAATATTGTTAATAATTCTGTCTGCATATCCTGGTTTACAATAACATAGGAGTATACCCTTAGTAAACCCTTGTTCAACTCCGCTAAATGTTTGTGGAGTTCTCATCCATAAAGGCAAGAAGTTACGCTCGGTTTCCCCTAATTGTTGTATATTACTTCTTATATTTTTTGTACTATTACCAAAAATGTTACTTTTGTTAATATCACTGACTTTTTGTCCGTCAAAATCTGCTGTTACAATCTTGTCTTGTTGCCAAATTCTAGACAAAACATCTTTATTAGATTCGGTTATATTATTGTCCGAAATATCACTGTCCCATAAATCTCTTTTAGATTGATTTACAGTAATTGGGAAGTTGTTAAATCTAGTGTCTATTGTTTTTGGAATACTTCCTTTAGATGTTTCCATGTTATCTAAGACTTCGATATATACTGCTTCATAAACTACATCGTTAGTTCCGGGAGTTTTTGCAATAGATTTTTTTACTCTACCAAATCTATAACGTTTTTTAGAGCTACGTCCTAAAGCCGCTGCATATTCGGGAGCTTCTTTCGTTTCTATTCCTGCATAAATTAACATCTTTAATTCAGTTTGAACACCAAATGATGGATCACTAGATCTATATATTTTGTCTAATTCGAATATATTAGGATTAGTAAAGAAATCGGTTAATTCTAATCTTTTAGAACTAGATAAGAATGGTTTTACAAAAATATTACTGTAAAGTAAATCATTAGGTGTTGTTACTTTAACTGTGAAGATTTTAGTTATTGCACTAAAATTAAATTGATCCTTAGCAAGGACTATGAATGTGTAATCTCTATCTACAGTAGTATCAAAACTATCAAATGACGTTGTGTTATTATCAAATGTTGTAAGGCCTGGGGCATCTTCTGTTGCAAATTGATTTACTTTACCTTGAATCGTTCCATCGCTAAACAAAGTTAATCCCGGTGGTAATCTTCCTCCGATAAGGGTATAATTCAAAACTGCATTTTGAATATTTGTTTCTGCGATTACCGCTAATTCGCTTATAAAATTAGCAGGTATAGTTCCAAGATCGCCTGGAGTTACAAATTTAATTGTGCTATCAATCTCGCCTATAATATCTAATGTAAATGTTTTAGCCGAACTTGTAACAAAACTAAAAATAAATCTAGTTCCACTCGGTACATTAGATAATAAAGGGGTGTTTAATGTAACTGTTTTAGATGCAACATCAATGGCTGTTACAATTGTACCAGGTGTAATAAAATTACTGCCGTTTGGAGCAGTAACAAGACTGTCTTTTCTAAGATTAGCAACACTATCCAATCTTAAATTATAAGAACTGACTGTTGATATAGTGTTTGTAAATCTTTCTGTACCGTATGAAGGATTATCAGGATCATATCTAAGAGCTCTTACGGTAAACTTATATGTCTGAGTAACTGCTGGTTGATATGGAACATCTCCGTAAATTTCTCCTGTTAATTGATCTAACTGCATATTAGGAGGAAGTCTACTAATAGTTCCGTCGTTATTTACAGGATCTAAAACATATCCTAAATTACCTCTTAAAGTTGACGGATCATAAACATCAAGGTAAGTTGTTATATAATTATTTGCTCTTCTTTTACCTAAGTAAGAAGGAGTGAGCCAGAAAGGCTTACGTATCGGAGTAACGTCAGCAGTATAGAATCCTGTTCCTACTTCAACAACTGTGGTATCTGCTCGAAGAGAATCATCACCAACAACATAAATTCTAAATCTTCTATCTGCAAAGAATAATCCGTCTGTAACTCTAACAATAAATTGATAGTACCTATTAAGTTTTCTAGGTGACCTTGTTAAATCACTAAAATCAAATGTTTGATTATCAAAAAGAAAACTATCATATCCATTATATGGTCTGACTCCGTAGTCGTAAGCAAACTTATCATAAAGGTGCATATCATATGCACCGTTAATATCCCCTTGGTCACTTTTTAGGATAGCCTCAGTGAACCCAGAAATAATTCCATCTGCAGAAAGTGTTAGTCCTGGAGGTAGTTCTCCTCCTCTCGGTGGAATATAATATGATAACTTTTGACCAGTAGATAAGTCTTGATCTATTGCACTAAGTTCATAATTTACATATTCACTGTCTAAAACAAAGAAATTTGTATGAACGTATGTAGATGTAAGTGTAACTCTTTGTCCTGCTGGTATATTTCCTATTAAAGGTTTATTCAATAAAACAGTTTTACTAGTAGTATTAATTGATAATATTTTTGTTGCAGAAGCAAAAGCAGCTGGGTACAGCAATGACGAAAGTTCACTATTTTTTAATACTTTATTAACAGAAGTAAATCTAAGAATAGATTCACCGGGATTACCTGATAATGCTAATGTTCTTGTAAGTTCTTCTGTTCTTCTACCAGTTTCTCCTAATGGTAAATCTCCTTCTGGTGTTACCCATATTGGAGCATCTGCACCTTCTATAGTAATTGAGTATGTTCTATCAGAAAGTCCTGATACATTCACAGCTCTTAGAACAAATCTAAAAGTTCTTAATTTATTAACCTCAAACGGAGTTCCTATGATAGTGTTTCCTTGAATTCTTAATCCGGGAGGTAACTGACCGGATATTACTTCAATTTTAATATCTCCAGGAAATTCTAAATTTCCATTAGGTAATAATGGTTCTTGATAATATGTTGGTCCGATTATATAAGGATATCTAGGTAGAGTTATATCGTCTGGATCAACGGTAACGAAATAAGCATAAATTCCTCCTGGATAATCTGGAGTTCTGCAGAACCTTCCGTTATGTTTGTCTAAATCTCCTAACCCTTCTTCATAAACAAAGTCTTCTATATAAGTTCCATCGGGCAAAGATGCATTTGATCTTTGGACATCGGTTACTCTATAGCTGGTACGCATAACACGGATAGGACTATTAGGATTTGTTGGTTCACTATATGCATAAGGTCCGTATATAGGGTTCCCGTCAAACGCATATCCTAGTATAGGACTGTGTCTTGTTGGATCTTTAACATAAAGTAATTTTGGATCAGTATGATAGAAAAATTTTCTATCAGAAAGAATTATTCCAGAACCATCTCCAAAGAAACTTGTTGGATTAGTACTGTCATCCTGATATGACCGTATAGGATAAAGAGCAGCATTTTCTGTATAATTTCGTTCACCTATAGAAGCAACTATACCTGAGTTTGAACTTTTGAAGGGAACACCGTCTATTGTAACTCCAAAAAATCCATTAGTTGGTGTATTAGTTTGTTTTCTACTTACAACTGTAGTATTTTCTCCTAAAATAGTTCTCTGATCTCTAGGAATTTTAAAAACATAGTTTTGTGATCTAGGTGTATATCTATTATATTGTGGAGGCTGACCTAACCAAGGAGTATTAGCTAATCCTGTGCTTTTAACCCAGAAGAAATTATCATCACTATAATTAGGTAGTAAAGTAGAATCTATATTATTCTCAAACTGAAGAGTTTCAACTGTGCTTCGGTCCTCATTATCAAATACTAAGATTTGTAAAGAGAGACTTCGACGTTCTTCAAATGTACCTAAGTTACTATTTGACGGATATGTCCATTGTGGTATTGCCATTATTTTAAATCCCTATACCGTATTTATCGTATAAGGGCTTATATAAAAGTACCACCCTCTATACCTAGATCTGCAGGAGAACTAAATGTTCCTAAATCTATCATAGTGCTTAATAGTAGATATTGTATAGGTGATTGAGATTGTTTGTTTATGGAACCAAAATCAAAGGTATTAGCTAAATCTGTAGGATTAATATCGTTTATAAGTCCATAAACTGTTCCATATAAGTTTCCAGTAACGTCGCCGTTAACATTACCAGTGTGTATTCCTGTTGTATTTCCGGTTAAATTACCTATTAATGTACTTACTACTATAGAACTTCCTATACCCTGAATATTAAAGCCATTTAAATTTAAATTTCCGCCTAAAGCGGGATTTGGATCAGTATTAAGTGTATAGTTATTACCTGTAATAGTTAACGTATTTCCATTAACACTAGTAGATACTCCAGATCCACCTACTATGTTAATTTCACCGTTTGGGTTATTAGAAGTAAAAGAGCCTGTATTGCCATTTACTTTTAAAATAGAATTTCTATTATTAGTTATAGTAACTTCATTAGATGAAGCAGTAATTGTAATTCCGTTGCCAGCTAGTAAAGTTTTTAATCTAAGATCTACACCTATCTTTTCTTTATATAATCCAGTTCCAACTCCAACATTAGAGATTGTATTAGCTTGACCGCCCTGTAGATCAAGTTCTTCGAAATTAGCATTTACCTTCGAAAATGCTGTTCTAAGATCGTCTCCTGTGCCGTCGTTAGCAAAGTTTCCAAGATTGATAGTTTGTAATGCCATAAATTTATTCCTCTATAGTATTTATCGGGGTATGGTTAGTGTTTACCAACCATAACCTCAATAATTCCTACATGATCTGAATCGTAATTTTGTAGAGCTTTACCTATTATACTACCTGCCTTAGCATCGGAAGATGCCATAGCAACACCAGGTACAATTCCTACAACTAAGAGATCTCCTTTTTCTATTTTTCCTATAACCTTACATGGAACTCGACCTTGTAAAGCTACTAGATTTTTTAGACCAGGACATTCTTTGTACATAATAAATGCAGCATTATTGCTCACAACACCGGCAACTTTTGTAGTTCCTTGACCTTTAGCAAGAGTTACATCAAACTCGCCTCCGATCATTAAAACAGTTCCAGTTTCGTATTCTTTATCACCCTGATAATATTCTGCAATATCAGCAGCATATGTTGATTCTAAAGTTGCACCAGATGCAAGTGTCCATGCACCTGTTACGGACCAATTACCATTAGCAGTACTGCTTCGACCGGATGCACTTAAAGTTAAATCACCAGCTAGTGTGGTATTAACAACGCTACTTACTGTTCTAGTGCTAATAGATGTAGTACCTTGTGGAGTTATAATTTCTAAGAATGGTGTAGCATCTGCACTTCTTCTTAGAGCTACATTACCATTTACGTTGAATTGTGTTGTAGCATTAATTGTCGATGCTGAGAATCCACCTGAACTGTCTCTTTGTACAATGGTATTATTTTCGCTAACACCTGTATAAGAAGCAGTATAAGCTAATGTAGTATAAGAATTAACTCCTATTCTTACAACAGCACCATCATTACTAAACTGTTGTAGATATAATCCGCCACCTTCTTGAACGACTGTAGCAAATGATACAGCAGTTGGAGTAGCATTTGAACCACTACTGTTACCTATTACAGTATCGCTTCCTATTTGAGCAATCTCACTTAGTGCAACACCATTAGCTTTAATACCAACAAAGCCGCTTGTAATTTCAAAGTTAGCACTATCGAAACTTGCAATACCACTTGCAGCTTGTATCTGTGCCGCAGTACCCGTTGGTGCAGCAGCTCTTGTAGTTGCAAGAGTCATTGCAAGTTTAGATTGTTCAATTGCAGCAGATGCATTTACATCGGAGTTAATAATTACACCCGGCTGTATTGCTGAAGTAAGAGTATTTGTTACTAATGTAAATAGAACATCACCTGCTTGAGCGCCCCAAGTAAAGTTTGTACCGTTAAAGACAAACAATGAATTGTTTGTCACTCCTGTTATTGGATTAGGTAGACTTACTCCACCTAACTCTCTAATTTCGTTTTGAGATGCTGCTAAATCATCTACATATTTCTTTGTAGTAGCATCAAAATCAGTAGTTGGAGTAGCAAGATTAGTAATCTTGTTATCATTCATATTGATATTACCAGCATAAATTTTAATTGCGGTAATTGTTCCTGCTATAGGAGTAGATCCTCCTGCGGCAGAGAAATCAACTGATGTTGAACCAACAAAGGTAACTGTATATAATCCACCAGTTCCCAAACTACCAACACCATTAGTTGCAACAATAGTATTTCCAACTGCTACATTTGTTGTAGTAGCTAGGCCGGTAATAGTTCCTACCCAAGGTCCTGTTCCACTAATAGATCCTACAGTTCCATTTGGATTTAAAACATCTGGTCTCATTTCAAAAGACTCAATGTCTGACCTACTTGTACCTCCTTGACGTCTTAAGAAAGCATCAACATATGTTTTTGTTGTTGCGTCTGCAGGACTTACAGGAGTATCAACATTAACAATTTTATAATTGCCCATGTCTAAATTTGCTTTCATAGGCAAAACACCATTTAGACATAAGAATCCTGCACCGGGAGGAATTAATTCTGAATTAAGAACCGCTGTTCCGTTATGAGTTAGACCTAATCTTTTTTCTATGTATCCTCGAACTGCCTGTTCTGTTGGTACTGTATCTGTAGCATTATCAAACATAGTTGTATCTACAGAAAATTCAGCAACAGCAACACCTCGTTTAAATCCTAATCCATCTAAGTTTGAAATTGCAATAGAACTAGAGAATGTAACAGTACCAGTACCTTGGTCAACTTTAAAGAAGTCACCAACTTTAAAGTTACCATCTTGATCTGATGTAACAAAGAAGCAACGACCTTTTCCTCTTTCAACAACTTCAGCACCTTGGTCAGGATCACGATCTGGGCTACCAAATATAGTATTTGGGAAGTTTGTTTGTGCATAACTTCCTGTACCGATATCTAATAGATCGTGACCAGTAACACGTACTGTTGAAATTTGAACAGTAACATCACCTGGATTATCTGCTGAAAGAACACCTCTTAGTCCTGGATTATTGTCCCAACCGCCTTCGAGAACGCCAACTGGTTCAAAAAGACCGTCTCCTGCTAAGTTATCTATTTCTATTACACCGTAGTTAGTACCATTTACAGTTGGACTTCTATAGTTTGTAATTTCGTGAACTCTACCTCTCCATCCAACTAGGATAGGGAAGTTATTATCTATACCCCATTGTATTCTATTTGCATCTAATATGCTTAATTCTCTAACAGCAAATTTATAACTTCCTGTTACTCCCCAAGTAAAGTAAGTTACACCTTGAATATTAGTTGTACCAAACATACTTGCAGTTTGACTTGTTAATGTTCTAGTAGGTCCTGCTATTCCTGAAAGTATAGTATTAGAAATAGTAAACCTGTTTGTTCCTACTAATGCTTTTACATAGTAGGAAGTTCCAGCTGTTACACCTCCAACTGTACCAGTAAATTTAATTTCCTGGTTCACAGATAATGCAAAGTTTGATAAACAATTGAATTGATTAGCTGTTAAAGGATTTGTACCATCAAATGATCTATCTACAGTTACAGTGAATGGTTGTACAGGCTGTGATAGTGCATCATAATATGTTGTTATTTGAACAGCTCTAAAAGGTTCTTTTAATGTTGCTTCGACTTGCCCATTAGCTTCGCCATATGATAATGAACCAACTGATGTTCCTTCAGCAGTTGATACAACAGTAACACTAAACTGATTTGCATTTAACACTGTAATAGGATAGAAACCTCTTGAAGGAATTGCTCCTACGTTTGCTATCCAGGTTATGTATTGGATATTTTGAGTAACTTCACCAACAAAGCTTATACCAGTGATTGCTCCAAGAGAATTGTTTGTTACAGTTATATTAATATCGTTAGTTGGACTTGTTCCACCTAATGCAGTTCCTAAAATTCTAATAACATTTCCATTGCTATATAATACACCTGGTGTATTAAGAGTAACAGTATACCCGCTTACTGTAACATTAATATTAAATTTAGCATTTGATCCAGATCCTGATATATTTGTACCTGCAACAGCAGTATACGATGCAGGATAAGAAGTTGTTAATCCATGAGAAGTAGAAGTTATTGTTACAGTATTAGTTCCATCTGGCCAACTAAATTCTGCTATTTCCGAAAATATATTCGAGAAACCAATAATTCTATTAACATTAGTAGCTTCATCAAATACTAAAGCAGTTGAAGGACGAGTTGCAGTTTGTTGGTTTAAATCGTATAGATATAATCCAAGATTCATTCTTATTGTAACTCTTGCATTATTTGCAACAGTTTCAGAAAGTCCTCCTCCTCCGAGAAGACTAGTACTAGCTAGATTTAATCTATATAGACTACCAGTTATTGATTCAGGAGCACCTGTTGTATCAATTACTAAAGATGCATTATTAATTACATATCTAATTATTTCTCTGTTAGGGGCAACACCGAATACTAATTCTAACTCACTTCCATTTGGAACTCTGAAGTCTTTAGTCAAATTATCTATGTAAAGGAAACTATCTCCTTCTCTAGAATAAAAATCGTTAACAGGTGCTCCAGTTGGAATAGTTCCAGTAAATGTAAATGTAGAAATTGGGCCAGGAGGTCCACTAGTGGTAGTTGCAACAGTAATAACCACATCGTTGGCTCCAGTTATACCACCAAAAAATGCTCCAGGTATGTTAATCTGAGTACCTACTGTATATGCACTTCCCGCACTATTCAGTGTAATAACATAAACAGCTTCATTAACTGTAATATTAAATGTTGCTCCTGTTCCCGCTCCTGAAATTCTATCACCTGCAACTCCAGTATAGATATCAAATGGTGAATATACACTTGCACCGATAACCATATCTTCTAAAAGAAATACTTCATCAGGAACTTCGAGAGGATAAGAATTAGCAGCAACTAAGCCATATGCACCGTGTGCTGATGATCCGCCAACTGAACGAATTTGTCCACCGGTATCAGCAAAGTAAGATATCTGATTATAGTATGTGAAAACACCTACTGCTTCTAGTAACCCACCATTTATAGCAGCTAATCCGTATCCTAAGTCATTTAATTGGGTATAATCATTAGATAGCATCGAGTTATTACCTGCAGATAAGAACTCTATACTTGTGCTTGATAAAAATAGACTTGTCGAATCTTGAAAATTACTTGCTTCGGTATAATCAATGTCATCTGGTGTAGCAGGATTAACATGAATTAATGCTGTTCCGGCTTCTTGATCCCATTCAGTTATAAGATCAACTTGAAATCTAACTCCTTTAATATAAAAAGCAGTTGGAAGATTTGGTAATCTTTTTGTTAATCCGTTAACTTCTACAGTAACTTCATCAATTCTGCTTGTAATTTGTGCTTCAATATTGCCGGCAAACGCATCAACAAGCATGCCTCCAGCAAATATTCTCTCATTAATACTTTTAGAGAATGAGGAAGCAGTTTGAATATAAGGTGATTTAGTAAGAATCTGTCCTAAAGGATCTAAAACGCACATAAATCCGCCATGTTCTTGACAAGAAAGATTTCTTATTATAGTAGCATCATTCATTAAGAAAACATCTACGCCCATAGAATTATTTTCTTTAGGTGGATTTATTGAAGATGTTTCTGTTATAATATCTAACATTAATCCAACTAAATTAGAAATTACAGTAGTTGAACCAGCTTCAGCGGTTTCTGTCATAGTTCTTGATTGTAAAATTCTAGTACTTGTTGGATAAGCATTTTGATATAATGTAATTGGAACTAATTTTTGAACAATTCTTTGTGCTATAATACTCAAATAGTTTATAGCTGCTGATGTTTCATCTAATTGATCTGTAATAGCAATTAGAGAACTTGCACTTTCAAAATAACTATTAGCTGCTTCTAAGCTTCTATAAAACCCGCCATAAACTAAGTCATATCCTAAAGCATCTACTAAAAGTCCAACATCTCTTTTACAAAGTTCTTCGTTATATATGAAGAAATTATTATTAATGTAATCAATAACTTGATCTTTTAAAGTATTAGTTGCTGAATTAATAGTTGTAAAGTCAGTTACAAGAGCAGTATCAACTGATACTAAACTTGGATCTACTCTTGTTGGAAGGTCTCCGTCAGTTTCGATTATAGAAATTATAATATTCAATAATGCTTTTGCAGAATTTGCAGCATCACTTGACCCAGCAGTACCACCTACTCTGGGAACAGATGTTTGAAAATTATTTAACGGATTATTAAGAATAATAGCTTCTATTCTATCTCTTAAAACAGCATATGCAGCCATTGTGGGCTCTACTTCATCAGTGTTTAGAATACCCAATGCTCCTAAGAAATATGCACTTCCTGCATCAATTGTTTGACTATTACCACTATAAGTTAAGTCATAAACAACAGCTTCAATAATATATCCAACATCTCTTGAGCAAGCAGACCCGTTAATTTCTAAATTATACCATATACTTGCTTGGTTATTAATATTTGCAGCAAGTTGTTGATCAATATAAGCAACAATTTCTGCCTGTAGATATGCTTTATTATTAAAAAGTATATTTCTTGCGTTAGAAAATCCTGATACTATGTTAGAAGGAGTTGGCCATACAATAACAGGAACACTTGATAATCCATTATTAATAATAGATTTCATAAGTGTTATATTACTAGCTATTCTAGTATCTGCTATTGAACTTAGTGCTAATATTTCTAATTGAGTTTGTAAGTAATCTAAAGCTTCTAAAGTTGCAATTTTATCAGCACCTAAAACTTCTGCTGCTTGTGTACCCCTATAATATGCTCTAGCACTTGCAATAGAAGCAAAATTACTTCCAAAAATCATGTCATATACAAGTGCATTAATTATTAGTCCAGTATCTCTACGACATTTTACTTCGTCGTATTCTAATCCTCTTAAGGCAGTATTAACATACGCAATAACTTCTTCCTGAATAAATTCTCTATTTTGTAATAGAATAAATGAAGCATTATCAAAATTACCATCGTTAGTAATAGCTCTACCAACCTTAATATTAGTTATAGTTCCTGCAATAGGAGTAGTTCCTGAAAATGCTTTGAAATATATAGTGTCATTACTAAGGAGATTAGTAACAGTATAAACACCGTTAGTTCCTATGCTACCAGTTCCTTGAGTTGCTGTAAAAATGTCGCCTAAAGATAAACCGGAAGTCGATGACATACCAGTAATTGTACCAGTCCATTCTGGAAAACTTCCTGTAATAGAACCATTTACTACTACACCTGTAGTAGAAATAATATCTTGAAGATATAATGATTTACTTGTATCTGATAGATAATGATAACCAAAGAGTCTATCTGTTACTTGTAAATTTCCATCAAAAATAGGATCTCTTCTAAAATAAGTATCAATCGCCCAGCTTGCTGATCTACCAAGTCTTGGACGTATAATAGTTCTTCTTAATTCATCGCCTATGATAGAAACGTTTTCTGGAACTCTAATTGGATAGTGTTCATAATAGTTTCCAGATTCTAAGAAAATTGTAATCTGTAAATCTTTAGCAGGATTACCGTATTCTAGCGGTTCTCCACCTAAGATAGTAATAAATGATTTTGTGATTGGATTTGTAATATATTGAACTCTATAAGTTTCAGCAGAAACAGTATTGCCGGGTTCTATTTCAAATGTAATAGTCCCTTCGATAATTTCTTCAACTCTTGCAATTGCTCCACTTATTTTTCCTTTTATAATTTGTCCTGGACGTATATCGTCCGCATCTCTTGGATCAGTTTGTGTTCCGTCGTTTAGAATAGTCATAATGTAATAGTTAGATACAGGAGTTATATTAAGAACAGTAGAAACGTTTGCCCCATTTCCATAAGTTATGTCCTTAACAGTGATACTAACTGTAAAATCTGACGCATCGATTAGTCTTTGAGCATATCTACATGCGGCACTTAATGTTCTAAATGCATATCCTTCTGATCTACCTTTTCTAGAATCTGAAACTTCAAATTGATTATCATCACCCTGTGTGCTAACAAATAAATTAACTTGACTAATAAAACTAGATGCATCTACGTATTCTTTAGTTGTAGCAGATAAAGGATCGTCTGTTTCTTGTACTCTACGTTGAAGAATAAGAGGTCCAGTCATTTGACTTGTAAATCCGCCGTCTCTTAAAACAGTTTCGTTAGCTCTAGCTACCTCAGTTCCACTTGCTCCAGCAGGAACATTTAAATAACCGGTCATAGTATCGCCAGCTAAATTAACGTATCTACTATCTGCATAACCTCTGTTGATTGCAAAACTATTTTCGCTCACGCCATAGGCAGCAGCAGTCACTGGATTTGGATCACCTAAACGTAAAATATTAAAAGAATTTGCGTCTAAATTATTACCTAGAGACGGGCGAGAGTCTGCATTAACTGATGAAGATGCTGATCTTATGATGAGCTTAGTAGGATCGGAATTAACAATTTCTATACCTCCTTGTCCTTCAATTTCTTTAGACAAGTATTGATCACCTAAATCATTTGATACGAGAATCGAATTTGGAGTGACTTCATCTGGACCCTCTTCTAGAGCAGTTATAGATATACCGTCGCCTTTACCAAATGCAGAGTATAGTTCGTTGAAGTTTTCATTAACTTTAGCAAATGCTTCTCTAATAGGATCGCCCGAAGCATCATTACCCTCAACACCTATGTTAACAACCTTTTTAACCATTGTGGCTCCAATCAAATAGCAGTTTTTAGTATTTATTAGTATTTACCTTAATAAATATTCCTACCAAAGGAGATA